CGCCCGCTTCAAGTCGGTCAGCCCGGGCCTCTTCCTCCACGCGATTGAGGTTATCGACGAGGTTCTGTATCCCTGTGGAGGTGACAGGAGGGGGGACTGGTCGCGCGATCAGTGCAGCGGCTTGAGAGGGGGTAAGCACACCAGGATCAGTCAAAAACCCTCCGTCTTCTACGTTGGGGGCATAAGTAAGGCCTCCCAAATACCCGTACAATTGGCCCTGCGCTGTTGAACCTTTGCTTGATATCAAGTTGGTCCATTTGAACCCGAGTAAAGGTCCTCCGGATAATGTATTTTGCATGTCGCGGTTGTTGCCTGTATAAACAGGGTATAAAAATTTAACCAATGTTGAGATATTCTGCAAATTCACCCGGGCTTCGACAATGCTCGCTGCCACCACATCAAAAGCCAAACTAATAACCCGACCGGTTCGTTGAAAAGTCGCCAAGGGGTCCATGCGGCCGTAGGTAGGAGTTGCCTTCCATTCAGAGGTGTATTGATCGTTAAATTGTGTCACCCAGCCGGGGAAACTTACCTGTTGACCAGTAGGCACATGGGTAAAGCGAATTTGATATTCTGAATTTGTAAGTAACCCTGGAAATTGCATTCGATTTTCTCCTTAAGACCCGGCATAAGGCCCGAGCATATTTTGTGCGGCGCGAGATCTCAGAGATTTGATAACCAATTGGTCAATCTTCTCCCCGGCAATGTTGACAGCCAGATTGATAGCGTCGGCGCCTCCGTTCGTCTCTAAATTACCTAGTCGGTTGCTCAAATCTTCCATTGCTTTTGTCAATCTTTCAGTGGTTGAAGCTGTAGAGATATTGGCCGCGGTTCCAAGTTCGGCCAGTTCAGGGCCATTCTCTCCCACCACGGCGACGGAAGAGGGAGTCGAGGCGCGGCCGGCGATGTGGCGGCCGCCCGCAGCATATCCCTTAAGATTGGTGTTGTTGGAAAGCGCGTTACCCTTACCTCCCTCGCCTTCTTCGCCAGCCATGGTGGCGCCCACGGCGGCCGTACCAAGGACGGCCAAAGCAGCAATACCAAACGGACTTCCAACCCCCGTGGCGATCATAAGACCCGCGAGAGCTGTGCCGACAAACACGGCAGTACTACCAAAATCGCCCAAGGAGCTAATGGCAGCGCCAACCCAGCCCATAAATGTAGCAAATCCGTCGATCATGGGGACCAGGACGTTGCTCACAAAAGGCTCGGCATCCAGATATAGTTGTTTAAAGGCGTTTGTCAATTTGTCGGTCATGTTCTGCATGTTCTTCGCTTCTTCAGCGGCTTGTTTCATCGACATACTTTGCTGCTCTAGTTCAGCGTTACTTTGTGAGAGCATTTTGCGTGTATCTTCTGTTGATAGACCTAAAGCATCAGCAAATGCCATAATCTCAGCGCCCGAAAGATTTTCGGCAGAGATGCCTGCCTGATCAATTGCCGACTTCATCATCCTAATCCCTTCAACTGGGTCCTCCATNGCGGCATTAAGCATGTCAATAGAATTCAGGAANGGGCCTCCCATAATAGCATTGAGTCGNCCCACCGATTGGCCGGCTTGATCAAAAGTTTTAAACTGATCAACGAAGCCAAGAAGTTTGCCCATTTCAATACCGGTTGCCTTCGCTTGAACGGCCATATCCTTGAAAACTTGGGTGGCCCTCGTTCCGTAACGAGAGAGAACCTCTGTATTGGCAATAAACTCTTGGCCCAGCTTCTTAACGTCAACGCCAAGACCTCGTGCGGTTGCGGCCAAATCCAACATGAACTGTTGGGTTTCTTGAATTCCCAAGCCCATACTCTTGGTGGCGGTTTGCCAGATTTTTGCTTGGTCGCCCATCGAGAATCCCATCTCGTTCAAAATGGTGGTGGTATGCATAATGTCTTTTTGAACCTGGGGCTGTAAATATGTAAAATCAGTAAATGTATTCTTTAGGTAACCCGCTGCTGCGGCTGTTTCGCCCAAAGTGACACCCGCAATACGGCCGACCTGCTCAGTTTCTTTGATAAGCATGTTGAATTCGGTGCCGGCGCCGGTGGACTTCCTAAATGAAGAGAACACCTTATCTTGTTCAACGGCAAACTTGAAGCTGGCTTCAGCTAATTTAAGGAGCCCGGAGCCGAGCTGCGCGCCCATTTTGGTGGTATCCATCATATTGCTCGCAAAGGCTTTGAGACCTCCTTTGCCTTGCTGCAGGATGCCGACGAGGTTTTTGAGTGGACCAGAACTGAGGCCAAACAGGCTATCCTTAAGCTTTTCGGCCATGAGGTTGCCGGCTTTGGTAGCCTTATTGAGTTTGTTCAGGGCCTTCTCAACTTCCGCCATCTCTTCGGCCGTGACGGGGAGGCCCGCATTCATTCTCTCGATAATCTCTGCAAACTGTTCAGCTGTCTCCGTACTTTGGGACAGGGTCTGCGCAAACTCACGGTTAGAGGCGATGATGGACTCCTCAATCTCAAGTCGCCTCTCTGCAAGGGCGGCGAGTTCTTTGGAAACGTCTTTGCCCTTCGCTCTAAGCTTGTTCAGACGCTTTTCCTCGTCAGCAAGATCCGCAGTTATACCTTTTAGTTTTGCGCGAGTTTCAAGTTGCTTCTTAACAGCCTTAGTAACTTGATCAATCTCTTCGGCCAAATTTGATACCTCAGGGAGTGAGAGCGCGTCACTAAGACTCTCTTTGGTTTGTTTCGACTGACGCTCCAGGCGCGACAATGACTCTTGTAATAGTTTTGCTTTCTTTGCGTTCTCTTTGTCGATGTCGGTCATCTATTAAAATCCTTTAGTTTTTAAAGGGCCACCGCAACCCTGTGTCTTTCTCAAACTTTTCGATGGCCCGCATCAGATCGGTCCGGGAGCTAAGCGTACTGGAATCGTTAAGACCATTACGGATATAAGAATCCATATACCCCTTTTCAGCATTGAGAGTTTTCATAAAGGAGTCGATCTGGGCACTGTTGCCGCTCAAATGAATGGGGCTATCTAAAATGCCGCCAAAATACAGGTCCAAAAGCGCACCGCGCACCTGCCCCGCAAACTTACTGTATACCCTTTCGGACAGCTGTCCTTTTAGGTTATTCAAATAAATTACATTTTTTACAATTTCGCCCATGATAGATCCCTCTCATATAATTAGTGCCAAAACGAAAAGCCGGAGCTAGCTGCCCCGACTTACTCGTTTATATTCTTCATCTTGTTTCTTATATTCCCGTACGAGCCTCTCAACAAACCACCGTCGGAGAGGAATAGGCAGGTTATACGCTTCGATGAAGGACCACCCTCCATAATGTTTTAGAGCAAAGAATTCTTCGTAAACTGCTTCTTGGTACTTAGGTGTTAGGCCAAAAAAACTGTGCCGTCAAAGGCATCACCACCTTTCCAACGTGATCACAATGCTCGCATTCAAAATCATACGATACATCCACGTCGGGTTTAATTTTTTCGTACACTTTACGAAGATATTTTACATCTCGCAAGGGCATCAACGAAATAAACTTGTCAATATCCCCCCGATCAGTCTGATCATTGAGCGAAACTATAACAATTTTCAATAAATCAGTACTTCGTGTGTCCGGTAGTTTCAGTTTTTTCTTCTTTTCGGTGGCTTCCGCCAAAGTTCGTTCGTCATGACCGGTTAAAAGCCGCACTTCTGCTTCAATTGAAGTGGTGGGGAGCGTCATAACAAAATTGTTCTCATCATTGAGACGCACGCCTTCAGGCATTTCGCCTGGCGTGACATGAGTGAGAGCTTCTAGGTCAAATTCTTGCTCATTGGTCTCGGAACAGGTGGGACAGCTAACATTCGTCTCATACATGGATCCAAAACCGGTAATCCGACAAGCCACCAAGAGCGCATTCTTGTCTCCGATGAGCAGACTGTCCACCTGAATGTTCTCGTCAAGGATAACCGACTGTAATAGTCGGTCAATGGCTAAGCCTTTACGCAGCAGCGTTTCAGAGGTTAAGATATCCTCTTCTTTGGCAGTCATATGCCGTATTTCTATTGTGTCGACGCCGGCCAGAGGATGTCCCTCTGGGTAATAGCTTCCACCAGACGGTAGCTCAACAAATTCAGTTGGAGTTACAAACGAAAATAGACTATTGTTGCCGGATTTCGTGACTGGAGGAGTAGGGGCATCGGCTTGTGGAGCGCGGGTGCGATCCGAATTATTCCTTCTTCCCATTTCTCACCTTCTTTCTGATTAGGGCTCCGTTACAGCTGCAACAGCGGGACCTACAAGATAGTCTGCCCAATCATACTGCACTGAGAGCGTAACATTAAGCAAATTATCATTGTCATAGTTAAGATCACCAAATTTAGCATCGGTAATAAACGCATTTTGAAGCGTCCATGTGCCCACCAAGCCGCCTTGGCCACTCAGTTCCTGAATAACGACGTTGCCCAGCGCATTCACGGCCATCGCCTTATTTACGGTACCGGGTGCTTGGGCTGGATTAGCAAAGGCTTCTTCCTGAGTGGGAGGAAGCAGATAACCCGACTTGATAAGAGCGTCATATAGAATTCGATTCCCATCAGGGTTGATAGCATTAATGATATTAGCCGTAATGGGGCCCCAAGTAACAGTACCTGGGTAATGATAGGTATTCCCTAAAAATTTATGAGGAGTGGAGGTAACCTGATAATTAGGTTTCGTAACATCCTTTGCAAGATACGGTTGATATGAATACTCACCGTCCGAACTTATAAGATTCGGAAAGAAAAGTAAAAAGCGATGAGCTCTCTTTGGCTCCGATAGTGCACTTGTCCAAAATGGCATTTGTTATAGTCTCCTCATAAGTTCTAAAGTTAAGTAGTGTAGGAGTGTAAAACCTCCCACATTATTAGTCGTCAAACGATGCCCCCGTGCGAGTGATATTGAAGTCAACAGCAATGAATTCAATAGCGCGTGCGGGCTTCAAGAAAATCCGGGCATACATAATATTTCTATCTACCAAATCGGGCGTCGTTGTAGTCTCGTCGAGCACCACCTTATAATCGGTGAGGCCGAAATTGGTCTTGACATTTGCCAAGAAAGGATTTACCTGCGCCGTGAACCTAAGCCATGTCTGTTGGACATTGGGATCAAAGAGAAGGGTAGCAGCAATCTGAGAAATGCGCTTCTTGACAAAGATCATCATGCGGCGTACGTTAATACGGTCCAAAGCTGATGGAGTAACCTGCAGGGTCTTCTGACCAAAAATTACAATTCCTTCGCTGGGGAATTTGGCAATGGGGTTAATGTTAGCAGAATAAAGATTATCGCGGTCAATTCGTCGTAAGCGCTGCGATACATCCACAATAGGAATACCGGCAGAGCCCTCAGTCAGGCCGCCTCGATTGAAGCCAGCTGGTGCGAACCAAACCTGAGTCTTACGCTGAGAGCTAGAGAAGGTTCCAATAGCTGCAACAGAGGGAGGCACCCAGAGCATAGCACCGTTGATAGAATCACGGGCTCTAAGCCATGGATAGAAGGTACAACCATAGGAACTGTTGAGTCCACGATTGCGTAAATTCACAATAATGGTGTTCAATGCCGTCGAGGTATTATTCCGCACAACGGTGCGGCCTTCTGCCCGCGGCGTGAAGCCTCCTGCGAGGTCAACAACAGCCAACGCATCAGCGCGATCTTCACATGTTTGAATCAAATGTGTAGTAAGACCATCATCCGTAAGGCCCGGAACCGAGGCAAGATTCATTTCTATAACCTCGGGATCAGCGATCGAGTCGATGGCACGTTTGACGGTAGCACGAGCATAGTTGGCATTTTCATTGGTGCTATCATCAATAAAGCTATTACGGAACGGGTCCATTTCAACAATATCTAGGCCGTTAAAGCCACCATACACCGGAAGAGTAAAACGATCATAACCGGCGTCGAGGACACCTGCCGTAGAACCCGTCGCAGCAGTATAAGAGGTTCCAGCGGTACGGGCAGTTTGCGACCACACCGCAGTCCCACTTAAGGGATAAATATCATCCAACGAAAAAGCTACTGAACGTTCTTCACTAGCGTTGGGAGGACTAAATTCTCCCACAATCCCGCCGCGGGGGCGTAGATTATCAACTACCGACCTGTCAAACCGAGTACTTCCCACGGCAATACTCGTACGGAATCCGAAATAAGCATCTGTCTCATTACTGAGGCCGCCTTCGCTAGCGCTTACACGCATTGCGGGCGCAGGGTAAAGTATATCAGCAGCCATTTTAGCGGAAGCGCTCAAAAGATTGAAGACTCCGGGTGAACCAGTCACAGCTGCGGGCATCTGGCCGCGGCTAGAGGTAACCCAATTGCCTCCTCCCTCCCTAGAAGCAGACGCGAGATCTTCGTCGGCCCACTTAACAATACCGCGCGTTCCAAATGGTAAATACTTGGCATCAGTTGCGCCGACGTCGACATCACTATTCATCTCTACCCGGATATAGTTAGAAACATTGGGCCAATCGCCTAAAGTACGATATCGGCGCTCGGACGCTATCCAGCTGGTATACTGCGACCCCACTTTACGGGCCACATAGTTAAGAGAGTTGGGATTAAGGTCACAATCGTTGAACTGTTCAATGACCTGAACCACATTGTCTGAGTCGCGCAAGTTTCGCACGACAATACTAAAGGTGCCGTAAGGATTGGAAGTATTCGTGGATTCTTTAATATCTTGAATAGAAATTTTGACATTACGATTAGACCAATCACCCGGCTCTTTGAGGGTCACGATCTTAAACAACTGCTGTTGATCGGCTGCTACGTAACTACCAGTTGCAGTACTCAGATCTTGTCCGATGATCATCGCGGATTGGCCGCCCACTAAAACATTCTTAAAGTTTGAGGCCGCGGCTGCCGAGGCGCTATTATAGAGGGGGGCGATCGCACCCCAGTAATTTCCAGAGTTAACATTTGCTTTGAGGTGCTGATCGAAAGTCTCTCCCAAGAAATAATTAACTTGCTGGCTAGGGTCGGTGACTGTACCGTTGGTTAACTGTGGGTTTGTATTGAAAACATTTCGAATATACTTTTGTGAAGTCGTGTCGAAGTTGAAGGACGAGGTCATGCCTGTAGTACCAGACGCGTTTGTAATGACTAACTTGAATTCATAGTTTGCATCAGTGATCGCTTCAAATAGCACATTGGTTCCCTCGCCGGCGCGGGCAGCCAGCGGTCCGGAACCAGAGAATCGGTGAGAAACGATATTTCCACTAATTGCTATCTCACAGTTCGCTGAGCTATCGGTATACCAAATGGCTGCCAGAGCGCCCGTCATAGAACCTGTAGCCGCGCTGGTCGCGCCCATCGTACCTGAATTAAAGATAAACAAACCATAGGCACTCGCAGTAGGGTTACTGCTGAGCTGCCAACCAGCTTTGCCTGCGCCGGCGGTCGAGTCAGGAGTCTCAGTTCCAAGCAACCGAACATAAGTCAATGGAGAACTGTTACGTAAATATGCTTGAGCCGCATATGTACCATACATTGGAGAGATCTGGTTGCCTTCGCGCCATACATCGCCACCGCCTGCGCCGGCTACTGGCGAGCCGAAGATATTCACAAATTCCGAAAAGGAGTTAACCGTGATGGGTCGTAGNGCCGGGCCCTTTTCGGCGCGGCCAATAATGACTGGGCCGATTCCTGCTGGAGAAGCAGGAAGTTGGGAGTTGTCGATCTCGTTGACAAAGACTCCGGGGGATACAAATCTATAATTCTTCACTGACATAAGACTGGGTCTCCTAAACCGTAGATATTCTTATTCTAAATAGTACTAAATCCGGGCAAGAGAATGCCTCAACTCGATTATTCTCTATAAAAGGCATCTTCCATAGTGGTGGGAATGTCCCCGACCATTGTATGCTCTCGCGAAAACTTGAATTCTACAGCGTTTTCCCGCTTAACAATGCGCGGCCTTTCTTCGTTCTCACCCTCCCCCATTAGATACCCTAACACCTCAATATTTATATTTGTCTCGTAATTTCGATCGTTCATTCCAAGAGCAGCTTGATTTGAGTTATTTTGAAAGCCTCCATCGATAAAGATTTCATAAAAATGCCCCTCTTTGTGTATTCGTTTTGGCATGCGTGAATTGCCCGGAATTGTCACAAACGGCTGGATCAATTGATTGAGTTGTTGTTGGTATTCTGTACGAATAGAAATCTGATATTGAACCTTCACCCATGTGGGAAGTGGAATGGTTATTGTTTCATAAACGACGCGCTGCGTTGACATCTCCCGACTCGGTGCATTATACATTTTGGAACGTATGTCACGGTTGGGCCCTAAGCGACGATTAGCGGCCGCATTTTGAAACTCGGCAGTCTTTTTTTGGTTCATGCGCCGGGCGACGGTGATAGTCCCCCCTTTGGCGTCCGGGTAAGGATAAAGGTTAGCATAAACCGTTCCCTTGAATTGAGGATCCTTCGTCACATTAGTGCGAGTTAAAGTCAGCAGAGGGAGAATAAGAGTGCCCTCATCATCTCGCAGATCTTTATTGTGTTTGATTTGATAAGCGCGCTCTGATGTTACCCAAAGGGGCGGCACCCGTGAAAAACCTTCGTTTGTGGTCACGAAAAGATCTAAATCCTTAGCCAGAAAGTCCATCATGGCACCATCAATAGTCTCTAATGTTGAGGACATAAATTCTATTACTTGAAGTTCTCCTTCAACTTTTTTGTCCCCCACATAAGCAAAACGGATAGGGAGCTTAGACTGAAGCTGGGCTTGACTCTTTTTACTTCTTGACATGGAAATTCCCCTTTCTAGACTTAATACATTCAGCGCTGATTTGAAACTTGTGCTCTACTTGTCCAAAATAGTATCGTGTATCATTATATGTTTTTACAATTTCATAAAAAATGTCACCATATTGAACAAAATCTCCCACGCGGACAAAAAGATCTTGGTCCTGAACAAGGCGCCGGCGGTGGAAGTTCACAGTGAGTTTGGTTTTGTACTCATATCCATACTTTTCATTGGTTTGTTCATTATCCACCACCACATAGGCATAGACCCGGACCGCAGGAAGAGTTACTTTATTGATCGCTTCCCCGTACACATTATGAAAATTGGTGTCTTCAAGGGAAACAGGATAATAGGCAATCGTTTGCCCAACCACCCGCTCAGCCAATTCATCATTAACTTGTTTAACTAAATCGCGCTCCTTTTTCCCAAAAAACATGGGAGGAGGCGGCGCTGCGGGTTGAGACCATTTATCTTTTGGATTATTCCCCATTGATCAACTACCCTACAAATATACCCTGAGGTATATTTTGAAGTACTTTGGCAGTTGAATCTTGCAACGTGGCATCCTTAGCGGCCAGTTCAGTATATGTAAGTTCGTCGAGCGTTGTTTTGAGTTCTTCTCTCAGCATATCTTGTTCCGCTTTCGCCTGAGCAAGAAGGTCCGAGGCATTTAAGGTAACACTCTCTCCTGGTATTGGTATCGTGGCAAACTTTCCACGAATTTGTCCTAACATTTCTTTCGTCAGAGATAAAGCAAATCGGCGGATCCATTGTTTACCAATCGAGTTGATATTTTCAAATGGGAGATTGCTGAAAGGAAGGGTGTTCATATTATTAATACCCTTAATGCCCGACTTAGGCTGGCCGGTTCCTTCTTCCCATGGAGCAAATTGATGTTCGATACTGAACTGCACCCAAAACGCTTCGGGACTATTGCGATCCGGTTGAGGAAAGATCCTTAAGTTGTTGTTCTTAATTTCATAAGAATAATGGGATATACGCGTATACAATGCATCTTCATATGCCATGGCTTGGAGCTTATTCTGCCACGTGGGAACTATCTCAAAGGTGCTGTCATCAGCATATTGACCATAAGTCCGCAGGTTGCCTACCACAGAGAAGCCTCCATAATACCCATAAAATCGCCACATTGCGCGCGGGGTCTTATAAAAGACTTTACGAATTATAACCCGCTTATCTTGAATTTGGCCGGCGAACGGCAATGTGCCAGTAAGAACCGCGGAAGCAGATAATAGAGCTTGAAGATCGTAATCTTGCTGCAGCGGAATCATTTTAACGGAGCCGGAATAAATGGGGAGTGTGCCGCCGAGTCCCGTTTCGGTCATGGTACGCTCTGAGACTCTTCGTGCGAAACCATAATCAAACCGTGGGTACGCCAATGAAGCGCTCGCCCCAGAGAGCTCATTAGTGATGAGGCCGTCTTGGTCAAAAGTACCAGTAGGGGCGCCTAGTAAATTCGAAAGAGAATTTTTACTTTGATGAATGTTGACAATATACGAGTATTCTAAAACAGCTTCTTCGTATGCTGCATAGACATTCCCCGGCGCAAGTTCAATATCTAATACATCCCCCCCTAGTTTTTTATAAGTGTAGGCGACCTGATCAGACGCGCCCGATAAAAAAGATGTGGAGGAAGCATAAATCCCAAAAGGAAGGGAGGCCGTCACATTTGCAGTGCTTCCAGTTATAGGAAGAATATTCGCATTACTGGTGGATTTAGGATTTAGTTTAGGGATGGCCATGAATATTCCTCTAGTTGTCTATTACTAAATAGAAAGCCCCGCCTCAAAGAGACGGGGCTTTCACTATTTTGACCTACGTCAGTTATGCTTAGCCGAGAAGGCCGCGGACAACAACTAGTCCATACATATCAGGACGCACCATCTTCTTGGCATATCGAGTCATCACGCCCTTGCGAGGCACGAAGTCTTCAACACCGAAGATCGTCGGGGTGGTCTGCAGCGGCACATAAGGTGCATA